ACACATTCGACAAGAAGAGCCTTATTTTAGCTGGACTACTCACTCTGCTTTGGGTGGGTGTTGTAGTCTCCATCCCTTTGGGAGCCCTATATTTCCAGAGGCATTCACGAAAGAAAAGCTACTCAGGTGGAAGAAGCGTCTAGGTTCGTACCATTTTTCTTGTCAATTCCTCAACTATCCTATTGATCCGTCTAAAGCCAAATTTAACATGGCAGATTTTCGGTACTTCAATTTTGAGAAAGTAACTGGCGCATTAGCGATTCCAAAAGAGTCTCCGACACTTAGCAGATACTTCGAGACCTCGCATCCTCAGCAGTATCGCATTGTCATCCGTCATCATGTAGCAGCCGGCGATGTAGAAAAAGATGTCTTCCCACGGAATCTTGATCGGTACATGACAGTTGATCCGAATCATGGTGGCTCGCACTTAGGTCAAGAAGTCGGCAAAGACGGTCGGTGCCGTCATGCTATTACGGTGACTGGCGTGGAGCGTGACCCACGTAGAATATACCTGCTCGACCAATGGGCAAAGGCTTGTCCTATAGATGATTTTGTCAAGCAGATTTTCTTTCTTGCTGTGAAGTGGAAGCTCCGCGTTGTCTATGTTGAAGCTGTGGCAGCACAGAAGTACTTGCTCTATCATCTGAATTACTTTGTCGAAGAGCACAAGCACTCACATCCAGAGCTTAGTGGTATTCAATTTCTTCCGCTCAAAACTCCTCAGAATGCTAACGCTAAAGCTGAACGAATTGAGAATTTCATTCCTCTCGTGGAACGGCATGAACTCTGGCTAGATGCGAATAATTGTGCTGAGTTCAAAGAAGAAGCAGAACAGTATGGTCAGCGTAAGAGTCTGATTGATTTGCTTGATGTCCTATCCTACGGTCCACAGATCTGGAAGTTTGACAAAATTTCTCAGGAGCATGTTGATGAATTCATGCTCAAACAACGGGCACAGTTTGTAAGACGTATGGCAGCGGCAGCAGCGTAAGGGGAACAATCTATGGATTGGGCAGCGTGGGGACCGACAATCGTGAGTATCATCACTTGCATCTTTTTTGCAGGCGTTTTGTATTCTAATCAGAGCAATCATTCTATTCACTTAGCAGAACACGACAAGCAACTTGAAGAACATACTAAAGACATTACTGCACACGCTGTCGCGATTGCAGTGTTGAAAGCTTTTCAAGAAGGTTACGCCGCTGCAAAAGCAACTTATGACAAAGCAAGAGCACAGGAGGCAAGATGAACATTCCAGTGCCGTTACAGTTGGTTCTTTTGTTCTACGTTGTAAACTCTGTCGCCTCGGCTTTGGTACAGGCTTTACCTGTACCAAATGGCAGTGTAGGTTACACATTCGTTTATAAGTTCCTGAGTCTGCTGACGGCGGATTTCAAGAGTTTCAGTTCCACAATGCCCATGCCAGTACTCACGACACAGAATTCTACTGGTCAGATTGACACAGTGTCTAAGCCAGTTAACACTCCAAACACAGCGAATACAGGGATTCTCTAATGCCATATCAGCCGCCTACTGAAGTAACGCCGAAGCTCATTGGAGAAGATAACTTCAATGAGATTTGTGATTTCATCAAGGACAAGGTTGCACACCTTGATCGGAGACTTCAGACTTTCAGAACCGAGAAATTGCCTGAATATGTGCGGTTGTACAAGGCTCGCCCGAAGAATAAAGAAGCCGACTGGCCTTGGCCTGGCGCAGCAAACTTAGTAATTCCTATCATTGGCACTGCCTCAGATGAGCTTCTTGCTCGCATTATGGGTGGAATCTATATGTATGATCCACTCTGGGCGGCGACAATGAGTGGAGGATTGCCGAAGAAAGATGGAGAAGAGCTGAAGCAGGTTGTTCAAAACTTCTTGATGGACATGGCCTATGCGCCAGATGAGCTTGACTTATACAGAGTAGAACAGAGCGCCTTTCACAGTGCAATCAAGTACGGCACAGGAATCATTTACACACCTTATGAGTACGAGACACAGGTAGTGCGTGAATATAAATCTGGTGGAACCTCGGCAGAGGATGGTCCAGTGGTTTCAGAAGATCGCATCATTACTAAGCGTGACGGTCCTCATCCTGAGTTATTGCCGCTTAACAGATTTATTTTTGATCCTTCAGTGCCAAAGCTTGAGAATATGAAGCTCTTTGGACATATTGATCCACTCGATATGTGGGCGGTGCAGGATCTTAAAGCAAAGAGTCCTTACTACAAACAGTCAGACATTGAGAAGTTGCTTAGTAGTCCTGACGCTGTTCAAGAAACAGAGATGGAAAGGGAGATCAATGAGCAGTTTTCGATTGATTCTTCTGGTGTAGACACTGGTGCAGCACGGTGGTACATCTACACAGTGTTCTTCACATACTATCTCAGCGGCAAGGAGTATTCTTTCCAGGCAAAGTATCACAAACGTACAGAGAAGATTCTGTGGATAGCTTTTAATAACTATCCTAAGAACATGCTTCCATATCAGGACATGAAATTAGCCTACGATGATGAATCTTATCTTGGCACAGGTTTTGCTGAGATGATTCACATGATTCAGAAGGAATTGTCAAACAATAACAACTGGCGTACAAATAATCGTAACATGGCGATGCTGGGTGTGTGGCGCGCTGATCCTGAATCGAAGCTTGGTTCTATGCTAGATGTGTTTCCTGGTGTTGTGTTGCCGGGTCGTAAGGATGAGATCGAACATATCAAAGCCGGCGCTGACATGGGTTATAGCGATGGTCCAGATCAGTTCCACATGGCAATAGCCAAGGAGCGTACTGGTGTTGATCCGGCTTCTGGTGGTACGGGTGGTGGGATTGTAAACCAGAAGCGCGGCATCTACAGCGCCGCTGGTACTTCTATGGTCATGGCGCAGCAGAATAACAGGAACAATCTTCGTACTGGAGATATGCGTTCTGCTCATGTGAAGTTAGGTTGTAAGTTTCTCACAATGTACTCAAATTTTGGCATTGGAGAAAAGCTCAAGAAATATGGTAGCGATGCTGAGAAGCTGAAGAAGGCGCTTGATCTCTACCGCGATGGTACACTAGGTCTGCGTCTTCGTCCAGCCTCGGCGTCTGCTAATAAAGAACTCGAAAAGCAAAACGACATTCTTATTTCAGATAGGTTTGATCGTTACTATCAGAGTCAAGCACAGATTATTCAAGCGATCAATTCTCCGGGCATTTCACCAGATTTGAAACAGTATTACTTGGAAATGCTTCTTGCGACAAGAGTATCAGCTATGACCTTGGCGCGTAACTTTAACCGTGATAATCCAGACGCGTTGCTACCTGACGTGTCAAAGATTATCGAAGCCGCGGTGCAGCAGATGCAGCCGCAAGCAGGAGCAGGAAATGGAAATCAACAAAATCGAGGATCTAATTCCATACCGAGTGGCTCTTCAGGAGCTATGGCTCAAGGAGGAGTTCCAGCCGGTGATGGGGTTGTTGAACAGTCTTAAAGAGGAGGCTCTTTCTTGGGCGAGGTATGATACGACTAAGGAAAGCGCTGATACTGTGAAAGCGATCTCAGCCAGAGTTAGTACACAGCTAAGAGTGACTGAGATACTTCTTGAGTTGCCACAAAGATTGAGAGCTCTCGAAGAGCAACTGAACCATCAAGAAGTTCAAACATTGAAAATGAAGCGCTCACAAGAAGGAGGCGAAGTCTAATGGCACTGTTTTCATGGCAGAAAAAGGTTAAGGATGATGGAGTTGAGGAGTTCGCTCTTCCTGATGAGTTGACTACTAAGATCGAAGCTGGCGCTAACGCGGCGGCTGATCTCACTCCGAAGGTGACTGAGATTCTCAAGTCACTAGAGGGGATTAACAAGTTTGTGGAAACGCAGACAGCCAAGGATGCAGCAACTACTCGTGCAGCAGCGGCGAAGACTTCTACTGAGTCTCAGTCCGAGCTTGAAGAACGTATCGAGGCGCTCATGCTCGAAGGTAAGACTAGAGAAGCCGTTGCTCTTGCTAGTCAGCCGGTCACAAACGAAGTGTTGCTGCTTCGTGCGGATCGGATCAAGCGTGAAGTTTTCGAGGATGCTGAGAAGTATCCTTATTACTCTGGTGACATCAAGAAAGAAGTCGATGCGCTTCTTGAGAATCAGCCAGTGGCGTTTAAAAACAACGCGCAGAATGTCGAGAACTGCTATCACACGATTTTGGGTAAGCATACACCAGAACTTGTGGAAGGTAAACTCAAGAGTCGTTTCGCCAGTTCAGAAGGCGGTCGTGGTACAAGTTCAGGTTCTGCTGGTAGCACTGCTGTAGCAGATGATAACAAGAATCGTCTCGCTACGTTGGAGGCAGACGAAAACGTCAGACGTGCTGCGAAGCATCTTGGGTTTACGCCGAAGGCTTACGCTGAAATTTTAGATAAGGAAGGAATCGGTTATGCCTGAGATCAATCACAAAGACGTAGCGGCAGCATTGAATGGTTCTCCTGTTTCTGCGGCGGCGCTTGAAGAAGCTATCAAGCGTGTTCTCGCCAAAGGAAAACAAGAGCGCATCGAAGCAGCGCAGCCAAAGGAGCCGAATTGGGCTACTATGACTGAGCAGGATGCGTACAAGGCTTCAACTTATATCCCTACAGTCGAGCACGAAGTGCCTGATTATATGAATATCAAGTTGAAAGATCCTGAGTACGAGGTTGTATGGGCCTCGAAGGATCAAAGAAGGATTGGACAGCTCATGGCGGAAGGGTACGAGTTTCTGATAGCAGAGCACGTACATCCTAATTTCAAACTTCCTCTGGTGTTCGATTCGGACAAGCACTATTGCTATGTGGATGTTATTGCTTTGCGTGTTCACAAGCGTATTCTCTACGGCAAACGTCGTGCAGGATTAGAGCTCTCACAACGTCAACTTGGAAATAATCGTAGACCGCCGGCGGCGAGGGTTTCAGGAACTTTCGATCTTCAGGAAGTTCCTATGAATCCAGAAGTAGGTTCATTCTACGATCCAGCAGCTTAACTTTAACCCTACGGTGTAGCAGGCATCGTCCTAACAGCAAATGAGGAGAGCATATGGCAGCGGCAAATCTTACTACACATCTGCCGATTCTACAAGTGCTGGAGAAGGCGGGTACTACGCCGTATACCAGCTCTCAACCCGAAGCAGCGGGACAAACTTTCTTGTCAGGAACTCCTGTGCAGTTGAATGGCTCAGGATTCGTACAAGCTTGGGATGGTACGACAGTGGCGGCTGGGATTCTAGGAGTTTCGGAATCCTTTGGTGCTAACCTTGGCAGCGCAGGTCTTGGTGCTCCTGTAGCGCCGTTTGGTGGAGTTACCGGAAACATAGCAATTCAAACCTGGGGTAGTGTGGTCAATCAGCCTCTGGGTGTGAATATCGCACTTGGTACGCCGGTTACTGACGGACGTACTTTGTATATGGAGCCGAATCAGGATAACATCTTCCAGGCTCTGTATGACAACTCCACTGGCACTGTGACCGCTAACTGGACTACCACACAGGCTACTGTTGGTGCTATTCTTGGTATGACCAAGGATGCCAATGGCTACTGGTATGTTGACGGTGGCAAGACTGGCGGTTCTGCTGTCGTGCAGGTCGTTGGTCTTCCGATGGGACCGGGACTCAACTCTCTTGTCAACTTTGTCTTCCTAACCGCAGCGATTCAAGTAGCTTAATCGAAGGAGATTTCTATGCCTCAAGTAAGAGCAAAATTCGCACAACTGATGCAGCCGGGGCTTAAGAAGATTTACTTCGATTGCCTTGACAATCAGTTGAAAGCGTCAGACTATCCCAAGGTGTTTCACGAGGTAGATTCTGACTCTGAGTACGAGCAAGAGCTTGAGATGGCAGGCATCTCGGTTCTGCTTGAGAAGCCTGAGAATACCTCGACTTCTTATACGGAAATGAAGCAAGGTGCTTCTAAGAGAGTCGAGCCTCAGACATACTCCCTTGGTATCAGGACTTCCAAGGAACTGTATGACGATGACAAGTATGGCCTTGTCGGGAAGAAAGGTCCGACGTTGCTGGCACGATCTGCAGCGTTTACCAAAGAGATGATTGCATGGAATGTGTTTAATCAGGGATTCACGTCCTCGGTTACCACATTCGACGGCAATCCTCTCTTCTACAATACTCATGCTCTGCTCGGTGGCGCACAGGCTACAGCGATTGGTCCAGGATTGGCTGGCGTTATCGCTGCGCCGGGAACCTA